AATATTATTATTTTTTTACCAACCGAGATATTTATAATGGTATGGTAATTTATAAAATAACAAATCTTATTAACAATAAAATATATATTGGAAAATCTAAATATAATGATGAAAAATATTTAGGTTCCGGAATTGCACTAGGAAATGCTAAAAAAAAGTATGGTATTCATAACTTTAATAAGGAAATAATAGAAGAAGTTGATTGTGAAAAAAAATTAAATTTACTTGAAAAATTTTGGATTCAGAAACTTAAAAGTTATGATAAAAAAATTGGATACAATATTGCTGAGGGTGGTAATGGTGGAAACACAAGAGCGGGGTTTACAGATAATGAATTAGAGGATTATTATAATAAATTATCTTATGGTGTTAGAAATTCTGATAAATACTTAAAAGCGGTAGAAAAGAAAACTGGGGTTAAAAGACCGGAACATTCCGAAAAAATGAAAAAACTATATAAAGAAGGTAGTTTAAAAGTCGGACTTAACACAAAACCAATCTCCGAAGAAACTAAATTAAAAATAGGTAAAAAAAACAAAGGAAAAAAAAGAACCAACGAAACAAAATACAAAATAGCAAAATCCAAATTCAAAGGTGTGGATAAGTTAACAGTTTATGGTGAATATATTGAGTCCTATTGTAGTATTGATGAGGCATCAAAAAAAAATAATGTAAATAGGTGTTGTATTTCAGACACTTGTTGGGGTAAACAAAAAACCGCTGGTGGTTATAAATGGAGATTTAAAAAAGAAAATATTTAATATTATGAAAGCACAATGGGGAAACAATGTAACGCTAACATATCAAGTATTGTTAGCGTTCTATAACCAAAGAAAAACTAATTAAAATGAATGTAAACGCATCAAAAGATTGGGTACAACAGTTATATGTTCAAGAAACAACAAAAAAAACACCAGAACCAGACTTTTATAAAAATGATTCTGGAAATATTGTTATGACTGAATCTTTTCATATGAAACGAGGCAAATGCTGCGGAAATAATTGTAGACATTGTCCCTACGAACCCTTATATGAAAGGGGTAATACAAACTTAAAAGAATCCTTACGAAAGTAGGGATTTTTTTTTTATCACTATATTTATTAAATAAAAGTGTTATGAAAATAAAAATCACAGAAAGTCAATTAAAAAGAATTATTGAAAAATATACAGAAAATGATGTGTTAAACGAAGCTTGGTATGATGATGCTTTAGATTTTGTAAAGTCTTCGTATAAAACAGCTAAAGACAAAACTAAAGAGGTGTTCAAAGGCTTGACCGGGATTGATTTCGACAAGAAAGACGATATTAAAATTGATGAAGTACCAACAAATAAAGAAATTAAAAATAAAATTGAAGATATTAAAAAAGACGTAAAAATCGGTAAAGATAAAGAAGAAAAAGATACTGAAGAAAAAAAAGACAAAGAAGAAAAAACAGATGGTAAAATAAAAAATGTAATATTTGTTTCTGGGTTACATAATAGAAGTAATGACGAACCAGTAAAAAAACAAGCAAAAAGAGTTAGTGACAATTTAAAAATTAGTGCGGATGTTGAAGGATATTCACATACAGATAGTGAAAACGCATTAAAAGCTTTAGAATCAGAACCAAATAGTTATGTTTTACTTTTTAGTGCTGGTTGTGCATATTCTGAAAAGTTTGCAAGAAAGTTAAAATCTCTTAATAAGAGTCTAAATAATTTATACGTTATTGAACCACATTCTTCAGCAAAACAAAGTGTTACTTCCGCAGTAAAACTAGGTTTACCAGAAAGTAATGTATGGGTTGGTTCATATGCGGCGGCAGGATTGGGTATTGTAAGTAATCCAACAAGTACGAAAAAAACAGGGTGTGACAAACCACATTGGTGTGCGATTGATCAAGTTGCTAGACAATTATAAATAGATTTTAATTATTTATTCAAAATTACTATAATGTATATTTATGTTATATGGCATACGGTACAACATATGGTTTAGCATTTCCCTTTGAACAATCATCACTTGGTAAATATCTTGGTGTTACACCAACAGCTGATGATGAAATTAGAAGTAATTTAATACACTTACTTTTAACTAGGAAAGGAACTAGGTATTTTTTACCAGATTTTGGAACAAGATTATATGAATTTATTTTTGAACCATTAGATGGACCAACATTTTCTGATGTTGAATCTGAAATTAGAGATAGTGTTGGAAGATATATGCCTGGCGTTTTAGTAACAAATGTTGAAATAAAAGAAGCTACAGCTGATTTAGAAGACCCAGGAGCTACATATATTAATTCAGAAGGTCAAAGAGAGTTTCGTGTACCTGGGTTATCACAAAAAGAATATACAGCAAGAGTAAAAATTGATTATAAGGTTACAAATAGTGCCTTTGAATCAAGTGATTTTGTAATACTTAATATTTAAAAAAAATGGCAGAAAAAAAAATATCGTACACAACAAGGGACTTTCAAGGAATAAGAACCGAACTTATTAATTTTACAAGACAGTATTATCCAGACCTTGTACAAAACTTTAACGACGCCGGTATTTTTTCGGTGTTTTTAGACTTAAACGCTGCCGTTACAGACAACCTACAATTTCACATTGATAGAAGTATCCAAGAGACTGTTCTTCAGTATGCACAACAAAGATCTTCAGTTTTTAATATCGCAAGGACTTATGGTTTAAAAATTCCAGGACAAAGACCTTCAGTTTCTTTAGTGGACTTTTCAATCACAGTACCAGCCTTTGGTGATAAAGAAAATTTAACTTACTGTGGTGTATTAAGAAGAGGAGCGCAAGTTCTTGGCGCCGGACAACCATTTGAAACTGTTTATGATATTGATTTTTCTTCCGCTGTAAATGCCGAGGGCTCACCAAATAGATTAAAAATACCTAATTTTGATTCAAACGGAAAAATAATAAACTACACAATTATTAAACGTGAAGTTGTTGTTAATGGTGTTACAAAAGTATTTAAAAAGGTTGTTACACCTAATGATGTTAGACCTTTTTATGAATTATTCTTACCAGAAAAAAATGTATTAGGTATAACAAGCGTACTAATAAAAGAAGGAACACAATATGTAACAATACCACCAACTCAAGAATTTCTTGGACAAAATAATAGGTGGTATGAAGTCCAAGCTTTAATGGAGGATAGAGTTTTTATCGAAGACCCAACAAAAACATCTGATAGTCCAGGTATTAAAGTTGGAAAATATGTTACAACAACAGATAAGTTTATAACTGAATATACACCAGAAGGGTTCTTTAAAATGACGTTTGGTGGTGGTAATACCTCAGCTGAAGACCAGTTAAGAGAATTTGCAAGAGATGGTCTTTCGTTCGACCTTTCAAAATATACAAATAACCTAACATTAGGTAGTGCTTTAAAACCTAACACAACAATGTTTATACAATATAGAGTTGGGGGTGGTAGTAATACAAATTTAGGTATAAATGTGATTAGTCAAATTGGAACTGTTAATTTTGCTGTTAATGGTCCATCAGATAACGTTAATAGAAGTGTTATCAATTCTTTAAGATGTAATAACGTTACAGCCGCAATTGGTGGTGCAAACAATCCATCGACTGAAGAAGTAAGACAAATGGTTTCATTTAACTTTTCAGCACAAAATAGGGCTGTTACAATTAATGATTATGAATCAATTATTAGAACAATGCCTTCACAATTTGGTGCACCAGCTAAAGTTACAATCACAGAAGAAAATAATAAAATTAAAATTAAATTATTATCTTATGATAGTGATGGAAAACTAACAGAAATAACATCCAATACACTAAAACAAAATATTGCAAATTACCTATCAAATTACAGAATGATTAACGATTATATTTCTGTTGAAAGTGCTAATGTTATTGATTTAAGTACAAATGTTGATGTTGTTTTAGATGCAAGCCAAAATCAAGGAACAATTGTTACACAAATTATAGATATAATAACACAATATTTTTCACCAGCTAATAGACAAATGGGTGAAAATATATATATTTCTGAAATTAGAAAACGAATCCAAAATTTAGATGGTGTTATTAGTATATCTGATGTACAATTCTTTAATAAAGTTGGTGGTCAGTACTCGTCATCACAAACATCACAAAGATATATTGACCCAGCAACAAGACAAATAGAATTAATTGCTGACACAATATTTGCAGAACCAACTCAAATGTATCAAATTAGATTCCCAAATAAGGATATTAATGTAAGAGTTCTTAACTTTAAGGGTATTAACTTTTCTTAATAATAAAGTATTTATAGTAAAAAAATATGAAAAAGGTTATAAGACTTAGTGAGTCAGATTTGTTAAGAATTGTTAGAAAAACATTAAAAGAAGACAAGGATAAAAACCCACTTTATAATGATATAAAAGACCTTTTACGGGATTCATATGAATCACAAGAATCTAAAGTTTTTATGTTAAGACAAATCGCTGACGAATTAGAAAGTGGTATGAAATTAAGAAACGACGTTTCAAAAAGATGGTCAAAAGAAAAAGAAGACCGATAAATAGATTAATTGATTATCTTAAAACACTTAATGGTAAACTAACATCTGAAGAAGAATTTTTGTTTCTTTTACTTTTTTATAATTAAGATTATTTTTTGAAAATAGGAAATAAACTATTTATCAAAAAAGAAGAAATTTAATGCCAAAATCATATAGAATAAGAACCCAGGTTGGGGTCGACAAATCAGTTAAAATTAATCTGGACCAAGATTTTGACCAAATTAACATACTTTCTCTAAAAATATTACAGAGCGAGGTGTATAGTAGACAGTGTTCTGACTATGGTGTTATTGTTGGTCGTGTATTTGTTAATGGTGGTTTTGGGTTACCAAATGCAAGAGTTTCTATTTTCATACCATTACAACCAGAAGACGAAAATAACCCAGTAATAACTGAATTATACCCTTACCAAAGTTTATCTGATGTAAGTGAAGATGGTTATAGATACAATCTATTACCTAAACTACCATCATATGTAGGTCACGCAGCAACAGGTACTTTTCCAACAAAAGAAGAAGTTTTATTAGATCAATCCTATATTGAAGTATATGACAAATACTATAAGTTTACAACCAAAACAAATGAAAGTGGTGATTATATGATTTTTGGGATTCCTTTAGGAACCCAGACTGTATTTTTGGATGTTGATTTGTCGGATATTGGTTGTTTTTCATTAACACCACAAGATTTAATCCAGAATGGAATTGCCACAGAAAATCAAGTTGATGGAA